CTACAGCACTGTTTACCGATCGTTGATTTCGGTTTTTCGTTATATTGCTCATTGCGTTTACTTGTGCTAATGATGCCATCTTATACTCCGAATGCTGCTAATAGCATGGTTGTACCTAACCCAGTCATTTGAGAAGAGTAATTAGCTTTAGCTTGTCCATAAGCATTTCGTCTTTGGGAAGCCATACCCGCTGCATCTCCAAGGCCTTGCATAGCGCTACTATTTACGCCCTGTCCTATGCCTATAAGTTCTTGAAGTAAACTTTGGTTTACTTGTCGTTGTTGTATACGCGCATTGTTTACGCCGCCCGCTAAGTTTAACTTTCCGCCTCTTTGTTGAGCTCGTTCCTGTTCTGATATTTGTGCGTTACTTAAACCACCGCCACCGTATCTTTCAGCGTTTCTTTTTGCTATACCTGCTGCTAACTTAGATTGTTTTGGGGCGTTTTCTCTAGCATTATCAATTATACTAGTGTCGTTAGTAGCATCTAAAAGCCTTTTTTCAAAATCCCTAAAGTTGTTTAAGTAGTCGTCATAGTCTTGTCGTGTTATATCAGCAAACGCAGTCACGGGGTCATTTACTTGTTCCATGTTCGATATGTTATCGCGTTGGTTGCCATACATCCTCGAGTAGATACTATCATAATTGCCTAAACTCATGTTGTGGGTTCTCTACCCTCTGTATCAATACCACCAAAACCTTTTTCGAATAGGTTACCTTGGTCTGGGTTATCCACATATTTTCCTTTCTTAGGATCGTAAGTTGTCCCGCCTTCAAAAATATTTGCATCGCTTAGATTAGACCCAAATTGTACATAACCCCTTTCGACACTTTTAATTTTGGCGTTCCTTCGTGTTTGTTTTGCTTGTGCGCTTGCTAGTTGGTTTGAGGTTTCTATTTTACCAGCTCTAGATAAACCAGAAGTAGCTGTATTAGCTAAACCCCTAGCATTCTTAAGGACCCCCAACTGATCTTCTTTTTTTCCTACCGTACCTTGGAAGTAGGCATTTGCTGCTTGTCCAGTAGCAGCAGAAGCTAGATCTGCAGTAGCATCTACGGACCGCGTTGCAGCAAGAGCGGGTCTATTTGTAAGGGCTTGCATAGTATCCGCGTTTCCTCTCCCTTCTGCTACACCCGTATAGTCTTGTTTCTCAGAAATATCTCTCATTTCTTTTAGTTTAGGCAGATAAGCTTCTCTAAAAAATTTTTTGTCTGATAAACTAACAGACGCTAAAGCTTTTTCTGATTCGCTAGCTTTATATTCTGATGCTTTTGGTTTACTCACTTACCTGTCTCCTAAAAATTCGTGCGTCTATGTTCCAGCCGCGTTTTGTTGCGTACGGTTCCATTTCTGGAATTGCTGACTGAGCTTCTATATACTTACACCCTAAACTTTTTGCCATATCTTCAAACCATTTTTCGTGGCCTAGCCATTCATGGTTTCCTTTTGTATAAGTATACGCTAACCAAATGTACAATGTCTTGTCTTTTGTATACTTATCTAATTGTAAAGTTAACACTAAAAAACCAGTAGGGGAAGTAAATAAAAACGCATTTTCATTTACACACTCACTGTAAACGTCTTCTGGTATAAAAGTAAGGGATGGTATTTGAGCAAGTATGTTTTCTATTCCTTTTTTTACTTGCGGCCAACAACTTCTTATGTCTGTAGCTTGTGGTTCAATACTACTAGTAATCGACTTCCTTTCCGTATTTACCATACCGCCTCCTGGGCATTCCGATTCCTTTATATTTAACTTTCCTGTTTACTCCAAGGTCTCCGCCTCTGGCCCTAAGTTCTGCTTGTTGTATTTCTTGATTAAATTGCGCAAGGTACTCTCTTGCTGCTGGTACATCTGTCCATTCTTTATTTGGCATACGTAACAATCTGTACAGAGCGCCGTATATAATTCCATCCCTGTACGTATTTGAAAAAGCTGTATCTATATTACTAGTTATTCTTGTTGGTTTTAAAGCTACGCTAACTAAAAGTCCATTGGTTTGCGTAATTTGGGGTACCGGTATTACACAAAAATTAGAAGGGGTTTTTTGTAAGTACACATGTGGCCTAGCTGTTCTATTTCTCCAGTCCGGGTAGTTTAATTCTAAGCTACGCGGGCTTATGGGGTCCATGTCGTTCCCATCAAAAGTCATCCAGAGTATTTGATGTACTTCTGTTCCGGTAGGTTGATCAAAATCGTATTCATACACTCCGGACACGGTTGTAATAGGATCTAAGTCTTGTACGTAAGCTTTAGACCTTTCGCAAAATTCTATAGTTGCAGACCTTATATTAGTCTCTACTAAAGAGTCCGGGCACATAGAAACGTACGGTAAGACTTCTTTGACTAGTGAAGAAAAGTTAGCCATGGCTAACGTAGGTTGCCTGGTACTGGCTGAGAACTATCATTATTAGGACTTAATATATCTTGGGCTTGTTGTCCTGTGCCTATACTTGCTGTAAATAGTTGGAAGTGTTGACCTGCTCTTTGTGAGTTCCCTGCATACTCAGCATCTTTCATATAACACCTATATAGAACAAAATCTATAATTGCGTTTGCATATATATCATCTATAGATATAACGGCACTAGTGTTTGCTAAATCTGTTGGAGACGCCGAAAAAACTATTTCCACAAACGCATTACCTGCAACCCCAGGGTACACGTAATATTTTCTAGGATCATCTTCGTCGAATATGTAATGTTTTGGTATAGTCCCGTGCGCAGCATCTCCGCTTACAGAAGGGTTGTGCCAATCTGGTTCTTGGGTGTTTAAAATATCAACGTTGACAATTCTTATTGCTCTTAGTCCAGTAGCACTAGTACTAGCAGCACTCATTCCTCTTACAACTTTAATTAATCTTAACCCACCGGAAGGTAGAGTTTGTTCAGTACCCGTAACTAATTGTACATTTTGATGTGTGGAAGAAGATTCAGGTCTTAAATTAACTATCTCTCTTTGAGCATCATTAATATACCTAAGCAATTCTGCTTCCGGCCATCTAACACCAGTTGTGTCTTGTAAAGTGTCTTGGACCCTATTTATTATATTAGCGCCCGTTAGTGTACCCGCCATAATCTATCCTTTATTGCGCAGCTTGTATTTCTTCAATTAAATCTGCTTTCTTTTTACGTCTATCTAGTTCTATGCCGATAGTACGACCATGTTGTTCTAGTTGAGTTTTAGTCATAGCTTCTAGGTCTAGCGGAGTTTCTTCTACAGCTATTTCTTCTACTACTTCTACTACTTCTTCTACTTCTACTACTTTTTCTACAGTTTTGGTTTGAGGTTCAGCTTCTGAACAACCCTCTTGTAGACATAATAAACCCAGTTCTCGTCCTACTTCTTTTGGCTCTCCTGCTTTTAAACTAACAGTTGACCCCCAAATTGTTGCTATCGCTTTATCTACGTTTGATACAATCCACATAATTTACTCCTAAAATTTAAAATTACAGGTGACCACAATTGGCCACCCGTAAAATATAGCACAATTAATAAGCTACATCTAATCTTATAATACCGAAGTCTTCAGACTGACCTGTGTGGTCGCTGTTAAACTTAGGCTTTTTAAGACCAAATATCTTACCAATTGAAATACCGTTTTGGTTTCCATAGTCGAAGGTGTCTTCTACTATTTCAGGGATACCGATATCAGCCATTGCTAATGCTTGTGCACCTGCAAAAATACATGCAGATCCATTTACGTTAGCGTCAGCGCCCCATTTGTAACCAGCGTTTCCAGCATTACTTGATGCTCCACTTGTAGCTCCGTTTGTGTTAAACACATGTCTGAACTCGTGAATCATTACGCCGTCAACCATTAAGCTTGATGAGCCAGAGAACAAGCTTGAGCTTGGTCCTCTTACTCCAGCATTTCTTACGTTAGCAAGGAAGTCTGAGTCAAGTTTTAGGTCGGCCATTACTTGTGGAGTAACAAAAAGATGGAACATCTCGTCATTACCAGCACTTCTAATACCTCTAATGTATTGGTCTTTAGCATATGCTTTTAGATCAACAATAGCACCATAAGTTAGTTTGTCAGCTGCAACAGTTGCAGTAGTATCACCAGCTACGATACCATTAGTAGCATCGAACCTTCTGTGTCTATTAGAAGTAGGTGCAGTAATATCAGCAGAGAATGCTAGGTCACCAAGATTCTGTCCTGAATTCATTACAGGTCTTAGTGCTCCATTATTTTTCTGTGTATATGCTACGCCAGTCATCGTCAAGAACGCCAATTGGTCCATTCTGTCAGCCATTGCGTAAGCAAGTGCATCTCTAGAATGTTCCCTAAAGTTTACAACTGACTTTTGGTCGTTCATTCTACCTGAAAGTCTGTTTGCAAATCTTAATTGGTCAAGTTGTACAACTATGTCGAAAGCTCTTAGTGATTCTTCATTACCTTCTAAAGTATTGTCTCCAACGATACCATCACCAGTCATGTCAGCTAGAAGTGTTAAAACAGCTCTTGCTCCCTTTTCTGATTGAGTAAGTTCAGATATTCTCTGAACCATTGCGTTAGATCCGCTACCTGCGAATTGGTTAATGAAGGACATATTTCTTGCGACACGCCAAAAATCTCTAGACCAGATTGTTAATTGTTCACTGGTTAGAGAAGCAAAGTTTGTATTTGCCATGATAATTTCTCCTTATCATTAAAGTTTAATAACCAGTCGGCTTTTGGAGCGACTATTTATCCGTATACCCACTATCGTAGGGTGAACGCTCTCGTTATTTACGGACACGACCCCGTCTAGATTAACGCCCTAGCAGGCGAAATACGTTTTTTTATTGCAACGACGCAAGTTAAATATCGTTTTAACGTACGAACTTATATATTTTATACCACAATCTATCCGAAATCTCCACGCATTCTTCGTAAAGTTTCTGCGGGAAGGGCATCGAACTCTTCAGTTGATAAAACATTAAGGTCTACTTTTTTTTCAGTTTTGTTTTGACCTTTCATAGCGGGTGGTTGAGATTCAGAAGCTTGTAGCTTTTTAGAAACATTCGCCTGTTGTTTTTTCTGTTGTACTTTTTTAGCCTCGGGGTTTGCTTGATTGGGTGTTTCTATCTGCCCCATGATTAAAGAGGTAGCTTTTTGTAGGGCATCTGCGCCAGCATAACCCTGCATCATATACGCGTCTCTTAGTTCCATAACCTCGTTAGTTTTAACTTCATCATAAGCAGCATTATTCTCATTTAAAGTAGGAAAAGCATTTTGTATTTCATTTGCTTTAGCTTGTAGATCTTGCATTTCTGTAGATTGTGTTATGGTTTGGCCCATTTTAGCTTGTACTTCAAACATCATTTGTTGTTTTTCAGCTTGCCTAATTTCGTTTCTGAGTTTAACTGCTTGAGCAGACTCGCCATCAAGTACTAGATTTTGATATTCTATTTCTTTAGTATCAAAATCGTATTGTGGTGCTTCTTTTATATCTTCTATTTGTGGAGCAGATGCTTCATCTAGTTTTTTCTGTAGTGCTTTTTGTTTAGCAAGCACTTCATCAAACCTAGACTTAGGAATCATCGGTTCTTTAGTAGTTTCTGTCGGAACTGTTCTTTCAGTGTGTTGTGTATTTCCCTCATCTTGCTCCAATACTGTTTCTTCTTCTCCGACTTCTCCTGTATTGTCTTCTGCTTCAGCAGTTTCTGTTTCTGTTTCCTCTGATTCTGTTTCTTCTTCTTCTTCTGTATCAGCAGTAAGTTCTGTTTCTGAGATTTCTTCAATTTCATCCTCCTGTGGAAATTCTACCTCGTCGTCGGGGTTATCAAAATTTAAATCTGCTGCAAATTCTTTGCTAGACTCTTCTGCAGATAAAATATCTGCGCCTGGTAGACCTTCAAACATTACGTCTGCTTCCGGTTCTGTTGTGGTTTTTTTATTCTTTGCCATTAGTTATTACCTCCTGTAGGTTTAATGGATTTCATTGCTTCAGTAGCCATTTTAGTAGCCGCCGTTGTGTCACTCTGTTCTTTACGCATAGTGTTTGTCATAGCTGATAAACGTTCACGTAACTCGAGTTCTTCTCGTTTAGATTGTAGTTTACTTTGTAATTCAGCAACCTTCAACTGTGGATCTTGTTCTGCTGCTTCTGTTTTTGCAACGTTTAATGCAGCTTGTGTTTGTAAGTTAGTTACTTCAGCTTCTAGTTTAGCGATTTCAAGCTGCGTACTTCTGATTTGTGATTCCATTTGGAACTGTTGTAGTTTTACTTGTTGTTCTGTTGGAGGAGCGGTACCTTCTAGTTTTCGTATTCTATCCGCTATATCTGCTTTACGCGATAGATGTGAATACTCTACTATCATATCATTTGGTATTGGCACTCCAACACCCCTAAGTTCTATAGCTTCAGCAAACTGCATTTCGTCAAAGTTATCTCTAGCAGGAGCAGTACCAACTACTACATCATATTCTCCTAAAGTTAAATCATTTATAACTTCTCCTTCAGGTGTCATTTGGTTTACTGCCATTTTTACTCTAGGTTTGTATGGATCAGATTCGTCTGTTATTTGTATTATGCGTTCTTCTGTGTAATAAGACTGCACCATCTGTAGTATTTTTTCAGCAAGGTATTGCCTAGTTTTAGCTAAGTTATCTAACGGCACTTGAAGCATTAAAGAACCCCGGTTCTGTTTTGATCTAATAGCTACTCCAGATACTTCTGGACTATCCATACCTAACATAGCATCGGATATACCACTTATTTGTTTTATGTTGTTAGCTGCTTTTTGCCCTAATCTATCTAAACCAGTTGGTATTTGGTTGGGTGGTATTTTTCCTGGAGGAGTAGAGCCCCTATTAAACTCTAATACCAAACCTGTTTCTGCTCCGTGTTCTTCTAAATCATCAGCTGTCATTCCAGACAGAGAGCCAGACTCTACAATCCAACCGCTGTTTGCAGTTGTATTTACAATGTGCAATTCTTGAGAAGTAATTTTATTTAACTGTTCTTGTGGCGATAACAAGTTACGCACCATCCCAAACGGTTTACCTCTTCGGAAATAAGGAAAGTACGGAACCAAAGTAAAGTGTGCGTAAGGAGACCAGTCATCGAATAAAATAACAGTGTCAGCGGATACGGTCCAACGGACCTTTCGCATTTTTTTCTGAATAATATCTAAACCGAATTGGTCTGCAAAGTTTTCTCTTTTCTTTTTACCCCAAACGTAAGGTACAGTTCGTTGGTCGCCAGTAACGGGGTCTACGTAAAACATACAATCGTGCAGTTTGTAATATTGTCTTTCTATAACTCTTATTGTTCTAACAGTACGTGAGTTTTCTGGATCGTTTGGATACTGTTGTCCGTAAGTACTATCATCAGTGTCGCCATATCGTTCTTCTTCAAACTCCATAGAATCTGCGCCGAGCGTGGTCCCTGTTTCGGCAAGCATCCTTAACTTGTCTGCTTTGTCTTGCCCATACACTTCTTCTATCTCATCTAAACTCATCCACTTGGTTTCAAATATTTCGTTCCAAGTCCTTGGGTCGTAGTGTTTAGCATCTGGGTCGATAAGAATATCTAACGGGTCTTTTGATTCTATCCTGACTTCACCTTGTACGTGGTCAGTAAAATCTATACGT